CATCCATACTACGGATACGAGTTGACTGACACCGATGCCTGACATCTATCAAGTCAACGAGAGCTACAGGAACAAGCTCCGATACCGTGAGAACGCTGCTCTCGCTGAGATGAGCAGGACATACGGTGTTCTCCAGGCTGACAACCTCAAGCGCCTCGAAGCGGTGACAGCCGCCATCGAGGAAGCACAGGCAGCAGGTGAGGACATCACTGGCCTAAGCGAGTACATGCTCCGCCTCGAGGCGCTCAATGTGCAGATGGCTGATGAAGTCGCACGATGGGCGCCACAGGCGACCGACATCGCAACAAACGGACAACGACGCGCCATACAGCTGTCGCTTGACATCCAGGAGGATCTCGTGCGAGCAGTCGCTGGTGTCCCTCAAAGCGTGAGTCTCACGGCTGATCTGATGTGGAACCGGCTCCCTGTCGAAGCGATAACGAACGTCGTCGGCTTCGCGGCTGACGGCTCACCGCTTGGAGTGCTGTTCGAAGCGATAGGGCCGTTCGCACTGGACCACGTCACGATCGGCATCGCGCAAGGTCTCAATCCGCTCCAGGTCGCACGAAGGATGTCGAGGACGTACGAAACTCTCGCTCCTTCACGAGCTGCTACTATCGCACGAACAGAGATGATTCGTGCCAACAGAGAAGCACAGCGACAGACCTTCGAGGCGAACCTCAGCATCGTGCGTGGCTGGCGTCGCATCTCAGCTGGTGATGTGAACGTGTGCCCTGTGTGCTGGTCACTGCACGGAGATCCGAATCCAGTTGCAGATGTTGTACCTTCGCATCCAAACTGTAGATGTACTGTCATTCCAATCTGCCCGACATACGCTGAACTCGCAGGACTGCCGCCAGGCAGTTTCGATGAACCGGAAGAGATGCCGGACAAGGAAGAGCAGTTCAGGATGTTGAGTGAAGCGGAGCGTCGGCAGGTCTTAGGGCCTTCGCGGTATCGTTTGTGGGAGACAGGCACACCTCTCAGTGCATTCGGTAAAGTAGTACCGAACGCGGAGTGGGGACCACAGGCTGTGGTCGTGCCGGTCAAGGAGTTATGATGCAGACTTTGGTATCCTTCGGTGATGCAATCAAAGCAGATGACAACGGTCGTGTGCGTGGTTACCTGGTGCGCTTCGGTGGCGCGGACCTCGAGGGCGACTACTTCACAGCGAGCACTGACTTCGGACGTCCAATGAAGTCTGGCGAGAGAGTGCCGATGAATTTGTACTATCATCACGGCCAGGATAAGACTGTCGGCAAGTCGCGCATCGGAACCGGATACATCACCATGGACGACAAGGGTCTCTGGTATGAGAGTCAAGTCGACATGGCCGATTCGTACCAGAAGATGATCCAAGAGCTCGCGAAGTCTGGCAAGCTCGGATATTCCAGTGGCGCCACAGGCCACATGGTCGAGCGCAAGAAGATGTCTGATGGCAGATACGAAATCACACGCTGGCCAATCGGTGAGGCTTCGCTCACACCGACACCTGCTGAACCGATGAACATGGTCAAAAGTCTAAAAGACATGTATGGCGACATGGAGGATGGCATGGAAGAAGAGATGATGATTCCAGTCGCACCTGGTGAAGACGTGGCGACATTCGTTGAGAACGTCTACGGCGATCTTGACAAGGAAATGGTCCATGAAGGACTTGAGGCGCTCTACGAGCGTCTCTGTGCAGGTGTTACAGCTGCATATGACAGTGGACTCGGCAGTGGACATGTGGATGCCATCATCGATGCATTCGCAGTTCGTGCCAAGGAACTGAACAGCAAAGTAAAGGATCCGGCAGCGGAAGCACAAAGCCTTAAAGCTATGCTCGAGCGTCCAACATCCATCCGAGAAGTGGAGCGACGTCTGCGGGATGCAGTTCGTCTCTCACGTAGCGAGTCGACAAGATTCGCAAAAACCATCTGGAACGAACTTCGAGACGAAGTATCGAGCGAAGATGTCACCATCGTCGAATACTCGAGCGAAGTGGACGAAGCGAAGAACGCTCTCCTCCGCCAGCTCATGATCCTGGAGTTATCCTAATGAACATTGAACAACTCGAAGCACAGCGACAGTCTACTATCGCAGCTGCTAAAGAAGTCCTCATCAACGGCGGCGACATGTCCGAAGCGAATCGCCTCCACGCATCCGCAAAGTCTCTCTCTGAGCGCATCGACATGCTCAAGGAGTTCGGCAACGTTCCTGCTCCTGTCGCATCCGAAGCGCCAAAGTCTGAGCCATGGAAGTCTGGCGGATGCACTCGGAATCCATTCCCTGGAACCCGTGACGAAGCAAACTTCAAGGCCTATGCATTCGGACAGTGGGTCCGTGGTACGGTCCTCGGCAATGCTTCCGCAGCCAAGTGGTGCAACGAGCATGGCGTCAAGTCGCAGACTGAAGGCACAGACAGTGCCGGTGGATACACCGTCCCTGAAATCGTTTCGTCCAGTCTGATCTGGCTTCGTAACGAATACGGAATCGCTCGCAAGTACAGCCGCATCTATCCGATGACATCTGACACACTCAACGTGCCAAATGCATCGACCAGCACCACGACTTATTATCCTGGTGAAGCAACGGCCATCACCGCCAGTGACGTCACCTTCAGCCAAGTACAGCTGGCGGCGAAGAAACTCGCAATCTTGACCATCGTCTCCAAAGAGTTGAACGAAGACACGGTCATCGACTTTGGTGCGATGCTGGCGCAGGACTTCGCATACGGTCTCGCACTTGCTGAGGATGCAGCTGCATTCCAGGGCGATGGCACGAGCACCTATGGTTCCATCACTGGAATCATGCCAAAGATCAAGGCACTGTCTGCAACATACGCGAACATCGCATCGATGGTCGTTGGTGCTTCTGGTTCATCGTCCGCACTTTCGAGCTTGACGCTCGCAAACTGGCAGTCGATGGTCTCGAAGCTTCAGCCATATGCCACGAATCCTCGCTGGTTCATGCATAAGTCCGTGTTCTACAACGGATGCGCCGACAAGCTCATCGCACTCTCTGGAAACTCCATTATGGACATCCAGAACGCGTACGGTCCTGAACCAACACTCTTCGGTATTCCGATTTCGTTCGTTCAGAACATGCCATCTGCTACCGGAGCAAGCGTCGACCTCGCAGTCCTCGGAGACCTCTCCAAGGGTGTCGCTTTCGGTGATCGTCGTGGCGTATCGGTCGAGGTCTCTGACCAGGTCAAGTTCATCGAGGATGCGCTTACGTTCAAGGCAACCGAGCGCTATGCCTTCAACGCCTTCGACATCGGAAACGTCAATGCGACTGTCGCATCACAGGTTCCTGGTTCGCTCATCGTTCTTCAGGCCAGCGCCAGCTAGTCTGTAGCACCTTCGCAGTCAAGGGGAGCGGGTTATCCCGTTCCCTTTTTGTTTTTAGGATGTAAACCATGCCACTCACTCGGACAGAAGCACTCGACCGTCTCGCTTGGATGGTCGCATCCGATCAATACCCGTTCTTGGATTCGACTGCACTACAGCAGCTCGTGGACGATCACGCTCGCTGGGCTGTCTGGTCTGCATCCACAGCCTTCGTGGTCGGGGACATCATCATCCCGACTGTCGCGAATGGCAGACTCTACCAGTGCGTTATCGCAGGGACATCGAGCGCCACTGAGCCACAGTTTCCACAGTGGACCAGGACAACCGGCTACAGCGTCAATGACGGAAGTGGTGACCTCTTGTGGCAGGACATCGGACCCGCCAACATTGAGCGTTATGACATCCGCACAGCTGCGCGACAGGGCTGGATTCGCAAAGCATCGAGCATCACGCACCTCATCGATGTCAAGGATGGTCAGGTCGACGCAAAGATGGCCGTGCTCCGCGAGCACTGTCTCGACCAGGCGAAGCGCTTCTCACCGATGGTGTTCGTATGATCCCGGCAGGTTATTCCACAGCGCTCAAGAACGCGATCCAGGCGTATTCCTACGCTGATCGTGTCGCGATCTGGCGAACAGTCAATGCGGCGGATGGCATCGGCGGCGTGTCACAGCACTGGATACAGGTCGCTGAGATCCGTGGCACGATAAGCAACACCGGCGACACTGAAGGCGTGGTCGGTGGCATGATCGAACAGTCTGGCACATGGACGCTCACATGCTCACCAGACGTCGAGGTCAAGGCCGATGACAGAATATACACCAGCGGGAATCCTCAGAACCTAGCGCCATACTACGAAGTCATCGGATCAGACTACGGTCACACGGACGCAGTCAGTCAAACCATCGCGCTTCGCGCCAGGACAAACGGCTAACTGTATCCACTGCGTGGTGCAAGCTTCGCTGTCATCGCACCATGATAAAGGTGAAGTTATTGGTGGGGTGTATGCATGAGTCCTGAGATGTGGGTCCAAATCGGAATACAGGCGTTTATCACGACGATGTCAATCGGTGCCGCTTGGGTGGCATTGCAGGTCAGGCTGACGCGCCTAGAGACTCAGGTGGCACACATTATAAACACCTTAGACGGGCAACAGCAGGAAGTGCGCCGCATCGAACAACGACTCGGTAAACTTGAGAACAAGGTCAGCGCTCTGGAGGCGATCATACAAAGATGAACAGCATTTCAATCAAACGTTTAGTGGTCGTTGTGATCGTGGCTTTTGTAGCTGCTTTCACCTCGGTGTTCGGCGATGGTGTCCGCACATCCGAAGCACACGACATCTCGGAGCTCGGCGCTGTGCTGGCACTCTACGGCTCGAAGGCGGTAGCGGCGGGTGTCTCCGCTGCGGTGAGTTCTGTGCTGGCGTTCTTGACGATGCCGTTCAAGGGTGTAGGGGCGAACAGTTTGAAGGTGGGCAAATGAACTTTCAGAACTATAGGCTAGAGCCTAACCCTAACAGCCCCGGTGACTGGATTGTCTTTGGTGACATCTGCTATAACGAAGGCAACTTGCTCGGCACGTTTGGGCCTGATGGAACCAGCGTTTTTGGTTGGTGGGTTACTCAGGATGCTCAGTTTCAGTTGAACTATTCCAATCAGTTCGCAGTTGTTATGGCTCAAG